CGTGCCATACCGCGAGGTCACGGCGAGCCGGGGCAAGCATTTGCGGGCCGAGCCGGTAGCGGCACTCTACGAGCAGGACAAGGTGCGGCTCGTTGGCCGCTTCCCTGACCTCGAAGACGAAATGCTGGCCATGACGACGGCAGGATATACGGGATCGAAATCGCCTAACCGCCTCGACTGGATGGTGTGGGGTGTGACCGAGCTTTTCCCGAAAATCATCAAGCAGGCAAAGGAAGAGGCAAGGGGCTCTGCGCGAGCGCCGGTCGTCAACCTTGGCCACTCTTCATTGAAGCGACGGAGACACTGACATGGGTTTTCTGTTCGGAGCGCCGAAGGTGGACACGCCGACGCCCGCCCGCATGCCGGCGAGTGATGATGAGAACGTGCGTGCAGCGCGCGCTCGCCAGCGCCGGAACATCTTCGAGCGCACTGGGCGCAGCTCGACCGTCCTGACGCAGGACACGGCCGGCGACAACATGCAGAGCTATTCCCGCTCGCTGCTGGGTTCGGCGTGATGTGTCGTGTGCCGAATGTCTTGGCGGAGGATCACGCCATGGCGCGTCTGATCCGGCGAGCTCTTGTGCTGCCCGATGGCGCTCCATTGCGTGTTTCGCTTGACGAACTCCGCCTGATCGCCACGCGGGTGCCTTTCTACCGGCTGTTCATGGGCCATCCGGTTGAGGTGCGTTGAATGACCGATAGTCGCGCGCGAGAGCTTGTCCGTATTGGTGACGGGTGTTTCACCAAGAAGCTGCAATGGGACGAGCTCGCACAGGACATTGCCGAGAACTTCTATCCCCTGCGTGCCGACTTCACCACGAAGTTTACGCTCGGTGAGGATTTCTCGGAAGACATCATGGACTCGTTCCCGGTCCAGGCGCGCGAAACCCTCGGCAATGCGCCACAGGCCATGCTGCGCCAGGGCGACTGGTTCGATGTGAAGACCGGCATCGAGGAGCTGGACGAAAACCCGGCAAACGCCCGCTGGCTGGAGAGCGCGACCAAGCGCTTTCGCCGGCTGATCTATGACCGCAGGGCCAATTTCGTCCGCGCGACCAACGAAGCGGATCACGATTGGGTTGCCTTCGGCAATCCCGTGCTTTCGGTAGAGGTCAGCCCGACACGCGATCACTTCCTGTTCCGCGACTGGCATCCGGGCGATTGTGCATGGATGGAAAACGCGGTGGGTCGCGTCGACCATATCCAGCGCAAGATGCCGACGACGGCTCGAAACATGAAGCGCCTGTGGCCGAAGACCATCCACGCTGATGTGGAAACGGCCTGCAAGAGCGATCCGACCAAGACCTTCAAGGTCCGGCACATCGTTCTGCCGACCGATGACATCTATGGCGACGACAAGGCCAAGCGCCGCAAGTACGCACGCATGCCGTTCCTGTCGATCTACATCGACTGCGACCATGAAACGGTCCTCGGTGAGGCGCCGCTGCCGGTGTTCAACTACGTCGTGCCGCGCTGGCGCATCATCACCGGGTTTCCCTACGGGTTCAGCCCGGCAACGATCAATGCGCTGCCGGACAGCCGCATGTTGCAAGCCCTGGCCCGGATCATTCTGGAGCAGGGCGAGAAGGCTATCGACCCGCCCATTATCGGCAAGGGCGAAATCTTCCGCGATGCGGTCAACCTCTATGCCGGAGGCCTGACCTACGTCGACATGGATGAGGACGACGATATCCGCAAGGTCATGCAGACCCTGGAGACGGGCAATCTGGCGGTTGGCGGGGAAATGAAGGCGGATGTGCGTGAGCTGATCGCGGAAGCCTTCCTCTTGAACAAGCTGTTCCTGCCCAATGTGCGGGAGATGACCGCCTACGAGACCGCTCAGCGCATGGACGAGTTCCGCCGCGCGGCCCTGCCGTTCTTCGGGCCAATCGAATCCGAGTATCACCTGCCGCTGCTCGATGCCGCCTTCCAGTTGGGCGTCAGGAACAATGCCTTCGACTTCTCGGAAATGCCCGAGGAATTGCAGGGCCAGGACGTGACGTTCCATTTCGAGAGCCCGCTGAACACGGCAGAGGGCCGGGCCAATGTCGCCGCTTTCCAGGAGAGCGTGCAGATTATCGCTGGCGCCGCCCAGTTCGACAACAGCATCCCGGCGAAGTGGAATTTCCCCAAGATGGTCGAGGATGCGGTGCGAGGGACCGGCGCCCCCAGCGATTGGGAGCACGACGAAGAGGTGAAGCTTGAGGCGGAAGAGGCCCAGGCGTCCGTTGCCCGGTTGCAGCAGATGGCCGAGGCGCTGCGTGGGGGTGCCGCCATTGCCGGTGACGTGGCGAACGCCTCGATAGCCCTGCAACAGGCCGGTATCGCCGCATGAAGCTGCCATCCGTCCCGGCGAACATCGCCTTTGCCCTCAAGGCGCTTTCGGCAGGAAATGCCAATGAAGGGCAGCAGAAGGCAGCGCTCGAATGGATCATGTTCACCGCGTGCCAACTGCGTGAGACGAGCTATCCCGGCGATGAAAAGCCGATGGCGATGGCATTCAATGAGGGTCGGCGCTTTGCGGGCCTGCTCATAGCCGGTGCATTGCAGGCGAAACCCGCTGCGGTGAAGACCAAACCGAAACCCACCACCAGAGAGGCAAAATCTGATGAGTGATCTGCTGAAGGCATGGCGCTTGCCGCTGCCCGTATTCAATGCCGATGATGGCGGAGCTGGCGGCGATGCTGCCGCTGCTGCCGCTGCCGACAAGAAAGACCCTACCGTTGAGGCCGGAGCCGCTGCTGCGGCCGCAGCGGCCGCTCAGGACGGCGATAAGGGCGATGCCGCTGACGCCGGCACGGCAGGCGAAAAAGACCAGTCAGCGGCCGCCGCTGCGAGCGATGCTGACAAGGGTGAAGGCGGCGACAAGGGCGACAGGGGCGCGGGTGCCGACACGCTGCCCGACAACTGGCGCGAGATCGCAGCAAATGGGGACGCCGATCTCCTCAAGATGATCTCTCGCTATGGCTCGCTCGCTGCCATGGCTCGGGCCCTCAAGGAGAGCAAGGATACCATTCGCTCCGGCAAGCTCAAGCGCGACATGCCGGACCCGAAAGACGAAAAGGCCATCGCCGAATGGCGCAAGGCCGAGGGCATCCCCGACGACCCGACCGGCTACGAGTTCTCCGAAACCGTCAAGAAGCGCATGACAGACGCGGACAAGCCGCTCCTGTCGTCGTTCACAGAGTATGCCCATCAGCGCAATGCGCGTCCCGATGCGGTCAACCTCGCCGCAGACTGGTATTTTGACACCCTCGAAGCCATGGAGGCCAAGCGTATCGAGGAAGACGCCAAGGCCACCAGCGATGCCGAGGACGCGCTGCGCCAGGAATGGGGCAAGGAATACAGAGCCAATCTCACTCTGGCCGGACAGTTCGTCGCCAACATCCCCGGCGTCGGCAAGAACTGGTCCGAAGCCAGATTGCCTGATGGCAGGCGTCTGGGGGATATCCCCGAGTTCATGACCTGGGCGTCCGACATGGGGCGGCAGGAGTTCGGTGACCCGGTGTTTGCCACTCCCGACAGTGCCGAGCGGCATAACAACCGCAAGGCCGAGATCGAGAAAATCCGCGATACCGATTTCGACCGCTACGAGGCGGAAGGCCTCGACAAAGAATATCGAGCGATCCTCGAAAAGGAAATGGCGCGCGGCAGCCGCGCTGCCTGACGATTTCTCTGGCATCTGCCAGTGAATGAACCGGTCCCGCAAGGGGCCTTTTTATTGCCCCATCGGCTTCCCCGGCAACGGCCCCGATAGCGGCAATCCAACGACTGCCAAAGACGTGAAGCCCCGGAAGCAATCCGGCCTCCCCGCGCGAGCGGCCCCGGTGAGCATACGGCATCCCTGCACGGCTGACGGCTCAAACCCCTCACATCTTCTGAAAGGACTGACGCTATGGCTATCGAAGCCGCAGTGATTCAGTACCGCAAGGACTTTGTGCCGGCGTTCGAGCAGCGCTCCAGCCTGCTTCGCATGACTGCCACGAAGGAAACGGTGCTGAATGGCAACCAGGCCACGTTCCTTGTCTCGGGCTCTGGCGGCGACACCGCCGTGACCCGTGGCACGAACGGGCAAATCCCCTTCGGGAACCCCACCAACAACCAGATCACCGCCACCCTCGTTGAAAAGCACGCTCCCTACGAGCTGACCGGCTTCAACGTGTTCGCCTCGCAGGGCGATCAGGTTCGTGTGATGCGTGATGCGTCCATTGCGGTCATCAACCGCGATATCGACCTCACCATGCTCGCCGAACTGGCGAACGCGACCCAGGACTTTGGCGCCGGTACGGCGTCTCTGGCGACCGTCACCGGTGCGCAGGCGATCCTGGGCAACAATGACGTGCCCGTCGAAGACGAGAACAACATGTTCGCTGTCATCAGCCCCGCTTTCCGTGGCTATCTGATGCAGACGACCGAGTTCGCGTCCGGCGATTATGTCGAGATCAAGCCGTTCGGCGGCCCGGCTCGCAAGGTCTTCCGCTGGATGGGCATCAA